ACTCACATTCACGACCAATGTCTCGGTCACCGACGGCACGGCGAACAACACTGTCGTGGCCGCGAACGCCCCCCTCATCGCACGCCCGAACAACCGCGCCAACACCTCCCAGCTGACGGCCACCGACGTGCTGGACATGAGTACGCTGCTCAACGCGGTGGCCACGCTGCGTTCCAATGCGGTGCCGGAAATCGACGGCGTGTTCAACTGCTATCTCGATCCGGTCTCCGCCCGCCAGCTGTTCGCCGACGAGGCCTTCCGCCAGCTCTTCACCGGCGCCACCTCCGCCAACCAGGTGTTCAAAAGGGGGATGATCAACGACTTCCTCGGCCTGCGCTTCATCCCCACGACGGAAGCCTTCGTCACGTCGATCAGCAACAGCAACAGCGCACTGGTCCGCCGCCCGATCATCTGCGGCAAGGGCGCGCTGGTGGAGGGCGATTTCGCCGGCATGAAGGACACCGACGTGACACCGAAGGACGCCATCGTCTCGATGGTGGACGGCATCGCCATGGTCACCCGCGAGCCGATCGACCGGCTCCAGCAGATCATCGCCCAAAGCTGGTATTGGATCGGCGGCTTCTGCGCCCCCACGGATATCACCACCACTTCCCAGACCATCCCCACCGCCAGCCCCGCCGCCTACAAGCGGGCGGTGGTGGTCGAGCATATCGGCTAGGCGGCGGGCGCGCCCATGGCCTTCACCGACACCGAGAAGACCGACATCCGCCGCTTCTGCGGCTATCCCGCCTATGGCGGCACGCCCCAGGGCTTCAATGGCTGGCGCTTCTATCAGGCCTACGGCGCGCTCGAATACCGCATGCAGTTCCTCTCCGGCGCGGAGGAGGCAGTGGTGCGACACCATCTCGCCACGCTACGCCAGTTGGAGGCGGCGATCCCCGCCGCCTCCGCCACGCTGGACACGGAGCAGGCGGCGGTCTGGACCCGCAACGCCGACGAGGTCCGCGACCGCACCCGCCTGTTCGACGACTGGCGGCGGCGGCTCTGCGGCTTCTTCGGACTGCCGCCAGGCCCTGCTTTGTCCGAGGCCGGGCTGAGGATCGTGGTGTGATGCATCAGGCGCTGTTGCAGGACATCATTCGCCGCGGCGTCGGGCGCGGGGCCGCGGCCGCCGGCGCGTGGTGCGATGCCTACCGCCCGAACGGTCCGCACGATCCGCTGGCCTCCGTCAACCGCTTCCTCCGCCTGCCCGTCATTCTCGCGCCGCCCAGCGGGTTCGCTCAGCCGGTCGGCTATGGCGCGGCGATCTGGACCGGCCAGTTCGACGCGGCGGCGACGCGGCCCGGGGACTACCTCGTCCGCCCGGCGGCACAGGGCGAGGAACGCGCAATCTGGTTCATCGCAGCCCAGCAGGCACTGCTGCCGGTGCTGTGCGTCCGCGCCACCCGCATCGTGGCCCTCCATCGCCCCGCACCGCAATCCGCCATCGGGGTCAATCCCTATGGCGGGGTGCTGCGCGGCGGGGCCATCCCGCTCGCCACCGGCTGGCCCGCCAGCGTGCTGACCGGCGGAGCGGGGCTCGATCCGGCAAGCCTCCCGGCTGACGCCGCGCCCGGCGGTTGGTCGGTTCTGCTCCCACCACTCGGCGACGTGCTGCTCCGCGCTGGGGATCTGATGACCGACGACCTCGCCCGCACCGGGATCGTCGCCGCCGCCGAACGCACCGACCTCGGCTGGCGCCTCCAGGTGCGCCAGGCCACGACGTAACGTGGTTTGCCGCCCGACATGACGATGGAACCCAGCCATGGCCGACCAATCCGATGTCGAGACCGCGCTCGTCGCGCGGGTCGCCGCCATCCTCTACCCGCTCGGGCCCAACGCACCCTCGACGCTGAACCGCCTGTGCCGCATCTATCGCGGCTGGCCGCACAGCGCGTCGCTGGACGCTGACCTCGCGGAAGGCCACGTCAACGTCACGGTGTTTCCCGATCCGCGCCACGAACGCGTCACCACGCGCTATCCCGCCGAATTCCGGATCGTCACCCGCGCCACGCCCACCTACACGGTCGCCACAACGCAGACGGATGCGACCATCGGCGGCATGCCCGGCGGCGGGCAACTGGTCGGCCTGCTGGTGGACAACATCGCCGTCGTGCATCGCACCGCGCCGTCCGACAGCCCCGAACTCGTGGCCGCCATCCTCGCCGCCGACCTCGCCACGCAACGGGTCGCCTTCGCCGCCGGCCCCACGATCAACCTTCCCGGTGCGGCCCGCATCATCGGCCGCGTGGTGGCCGACCAGTTGGCGCGGTCCGAAACCCGCCGCCAGCGACAGGGTTTCCGCATCAGCCTCTGGTGCCCCGACCCCGCCACGCGCGATGCCTGCGCATCCGCCATCGACGCCGCGCTCTCGGCCATCGATTTCATCGACCTGCCAGACGGCACCGCCGGACGGCTGCTATTTCATGGCTCCACCGTGATCGACCAGGCGGAGAGTGCCGCTCTGTTCCGCCGCGACCTGCTCTACAGCGTGGATTACGCCACCACCGTCTCGGCCACGCTGCCCGCCCTGATCTTCGGCGACACGGACTTCGCCGCCGATCACGGCCCGACGATCCGCACCTGCATCGGCTGACCCGCTCCCCTTCCCGGAGAACCCCTTCATGACCCCGACCCTCGTCGTCGTGCGCCCGTTCGGGACGCACGCGAAAGGCGACGCCATCGCCGATGCCGCCACGGTGGCGCAAATCCTCGCCACCGAACACGCCACAAAGGTGGTGCGTGTGTTCTCCACCGCCACACCGGCGCCCGCGCCGGCCCCCACCACCGCGCAGCAGGGAGGCTGATCCGCCATGCCCATCGTCCAGCAGGGCGCGATCAACACCACCGCGCTGGTGGTGCCCGATCTCTACGTGCAGATCGTCCCGCCGCAGAACCTCGTGCTCAACGGCGTGCCCACAAATGTCATCGGCGTGGTCGGCACTGCCTCTTGGGGGCCGGTCGGTCAGCCGGTGATCGTCGGCACGATGGCCGGTTATGCCAGCAATTTCGGGCCCGTCATGGCCCGCAAATACGATCTCGGCACGCCGGTCGCCACGGCCGTCCAGCAAGGGGCGTCGGCCTTCCGCTGCGTGCGCGTCACCGACGGCTCGGATTCCGCCGCGCAGTTTGAACTGCCGAACACCACCTTCCTGTTCACGGCGCTCTACACCGGCAGCCTGGGGAACAGCATCCGCGTCACGCTGTCGGCGGGCAGCGCCGCCGGAACCTGGCGGCTCACCGTCGTGATGCCCGGCCTGCCGCCCGAAATGTTCGACAACATCGCCGGCGCTGGCGCCGCGTTCTGGACCGCGCTCGCGGCGGCGGTGAACAACGGCATCACCAACCAGCGCGGCCCCAGCCAGTTGGTCGTCGCCTCCGCCGCCGGCACCTCGGTCGCGCCTTTCGCGTTCAGCTACACGATGACCGGCGGGGTCCAGGGCACCGACGGCGCATCCGGCGTCACCGCCGCGACGCTGGTGGGCCAGGATGTCCCGCCCCGCCACGGCATGTACGCGCTGCGCGGCCAGGGCTGCTCCATCGGCGTGCTGTCGGATGCCGACGATGCCTCCACCTGGGTCGTGCAGGCGGGCTTCGGCCTGTCCGAGGGGCTCTACATGATCATCCCCGGACCGGCGGGCGACACGATCGTCGATGCCGTGGGCGCCAAACAATCCACCGGGCTGGACAGCTACGCCGCCAAGCTGATGTTCGGCGACTGGCTCTACTGGAACGACCAGGTCAACGGCATCCTTCGTCTCGTCTCCCCGCAGGGCTTCGTGGCCGGACGGCTCGGCAATCTCTCGCCGGAGCAGTCGAGCCTGAACAAGCCGCTCTACGGGGTCGTCGGCAGCCAGAAATCCGGCCAGCCGGGCACAGGTCAGGCGAATTCCTATTCCTCGGCCGAGCTCGCCGCGCTGCTCCAGGCCGGCATCGACGTTATCACCAACCCACAGCCCGCCGGCAGCTTCTGGGGCGTGCGCGGCGGCCACAACTCCAGCTCCAACGCCGCCACCAATGGCGATAACTACACGCGGATGACGAACTACATTGCCGCCACCCTCGCCTCCGGCATGGGCCAGTATGTCGGCCAGGTCATCACCGCACAGCTGTTCCAGCGAATCCGCGCCACCCAGCTCGCCTTCCTGCAGAACATGCTCACCCAGGGCCTGCTCGGCAGCACGGACGGCTCGGTGCCCTTCAGCGTCATCTGCGACGTCTCGAACAACCCGCCAAGCCGCACCGGGCTGGGCTACGTGCAATCCGACGCGCAAATCCAGTACCAGGCGATCAACGAGAAGTTCATCGTCAACATCGAGGGCGGCCAGACCGTGCAGGTCCAGGTCCAAACCCTGCCGACCAGCACGCCCGCACTCACCGCGTAAGCACCGAGGACACGCAAACACATGCCCAGCAACACATTCTCGGTCGGCCGCGACTGCCAGCTTGTCGTCATGGGTCCGTTCGGCCGTGTCGATCTCACCCATGTCACCGGGTTCGACAGCCGCCAGGTCACCTCCGCCATCCGCATCGACCGCATCGACGGCGTGCTGCTCGCCGCGGAATTGCCGAAAGGCTGGGAGGGCACGTTCGAACTCGAACGCGGCTCCTCCACCGCCGATGATTTCGTCGCGCGGCTGGAGGCCAGCTACCTCTCGGGGGCCCCGATCACGCCCGGCACACTCTATCAATACGTGCAGGAGACGGATGGCTCGACGTCCACCTACCAGTACAACTCGGTGGTGTTCAAATTCGCCCAGGCCGGCAGCTGGCGCGGCGACCAGAGCGTGAAGCAGCGCCTGGAATTCTTCGCCGCCACCCGCACCCGCGTCTGAACCCCGCGATGCAATCGCAGGACACACCCTCCGCCCGCCTCATCGCCGCCGCCCAGGCCGCCCCGGAGGTGACTGATGCGCAAGGCCGCCGCCTCGCGCTGAAGCGGCTCACGGCGCTGGACAAGCTGCGCCTGTTCAAGGCGGCCGGACCGGGCCTCTCGCAAAACCAGCCCTGGCTTGGCATGGCGGTTCTGGCAGCCTCGGTCGCCGCCATCGACGATATCCCGGTGCCGCCGCCGGGCACCGAGGCGCAGATCGAGGCGCTGGTCGCCCGCCTCGGCGATCCCGGCCTCGCGGCCATCGCCACCGGGCTCGACAGTGCC